GCGCTTATCATAACATCGGTACCGATAAAATACCGCAAAGGCAATTTATGGGGGATACGCCAAAGCTAAGACAACGCCAATTAGATAAAATTAAAAGCTACATGCAAAGAATATGGGCATAAATAAAGCGATATTAGACATAAAGGCACGATTGCAAAACGCGATTGGCTTTTGCCGTATATTCAATAATCAATTTAGATACATGGACGAAGGAAAGGTAGAATCATTCCCTTTCCCATGCGCTTTTATTGAGGTTCAAATGCCGCAAGACCATTCACAATTAAGTTCAGGCGTTACAGAATCGGACGTGACTTTTAAAATACATATTGGACAAGTAGAATATGACGCCCAAGATGGCACACTTGAGGAAAATAAAAGTATATTTGCATTAAGGGACCAAGTTGTTAAACTTTTAACATATTACGAACCTTCCGGATGTAGTCGATTGATGAAAGTAAAAGAAGAGCAAGACTATGAGCATACAAACGTATACCATTATCAAGTACATTTTCAATGCTCATTTATAGATACTACCGGGCAAGAAGACCAATTCTTTAAACAACCGCCAACGGATGTTGAAATAGACGTAACAAAAGTAAATTATATAATATAATGGCACGAACAATCGCCCAAATTCAGGCGCAAATTATAGCGACAAAAGAAGCCCAACCGGAATTGGTCGGCTTAACAAGTACGTCAAAACGTGCTATTTGGAATCTTTGGACCTTTGTTGTTGCCGCTTGTATTGCTATATTTGAACAATTATTAGATTCATTCTTAACAGAAGTTGAAACGCAAGTCGCACAAAGCGCCGGCGCTTCTGTTTTATGGTTACAAGCCAAGATGTTTCAATTTCAATATGACGCCACAACGCCTCAAGTAATACAGTTAATCAATACAGTTCCACAATACCCGGTTGTTGACGCAAATAAGAGAATAATAACGGCATGTAGTGTAACGAGTAGCCTAAGCAACCAAGTAAGTATTAAAGTAGCAAAATCAAACCCTTTTGTGGCTTTAGCTAGCGCAGAATTGACAGCGGCACAAAGCTATATCAATACAATTGGGGCGGCGGGGATTACTTATAACGTTATTAGCTTAAACGCTGATAAATTATACGTTCAAGCACAAATTTACTACCAAGGGCAATATTCAACGGTTATTCAACAAAACGTTATTGACGCAATCAATAGTTTTTTACAAAATTTATCTATTGTTAACTTTAACGGTTCAATGAAAATTAGCGATTTAGAAATAGCAATTAGAAGCGTGGCCGGAGTTAATGACGTGGTATTAAATAACGTAAGAGGAAGGGATGACGCTAGTTCTTTTTCAAATGGTATTGATTTAGTATTAAATAACACGGTAATATCTAGGCAATGGAATACAATTGCGGGATATATCGTACAAGAAACAACAACCGGAAAGACTTTTGCTGATTCATTAACATTCATTGGTCAATAATGTCACTTTATAACATTAGTTTTTACAATAAGGTAATTGAATTACTACCGGTCGACAAAAGACAAGCGATTAACGTTCGTTGGTTGCAATCTCTTATATCGCCGATTCAATATTTAAGGGATAAATATTTAGGCGACTATAAAACCGGGAGTTCTTATCCTCAATGGATAGCGGGTACGTATTCAAAAGGCGCAAAGGTTGTTTTTAAAAATGTAGTTTACGAATCTTTAATAGACGGAAACACAGACCAACCGCCGACCGCTAATTGGATGACTTACCTTCCTTCGTTTATGGGAGTGGACCAAAGAGTTTTATTTAATGGCCAAAAGTTAACTTTAGAGTATGCCTTGAATCAAAGATTCCTTGGCACATTCAGACAACCGCCATTGCAAAGCGATATTTATATAACTAATAATGCTTTGGGAATAACATATTTTAGGTCCGGGAATACAGAGGCGATAAGTAGTTCGGTTTATGCTGATAATTCATCGGAGTTGGTAATTAATTCTTACGACATCGCAATTCAATATAATTTTACAATACATATTCCGGCGGCTATTTATTCAGGTTATCCAAGCGAAATAAATAATTTTGTTAACGGATTGATACCGGCCGGATTAACATTTAACATCGTAACATACTAATAAATGAAAAAATTAAGCACCGCGAACATTTCAAATACTGTCGCAATGCCTATAAAGGGCGGAACTTTAGATTTTGTTCAATTAGCCTATCAGGAGGTAATTGATGCAATTGTTAAAAACATTATTGGCGGCTTAACATCGCCAACAAGTTATTATATTTTATACGGTTGTAAAAATACCGGTAGCGGTTCCAATTACATTATTGGAGCGGGTGCCATTTATTACAATGGCGAGGTTTATTTGGTTCCGGCGGCTACATTTACGGCGGCTAGCGGGCAAGTTGCGGTTGGTACTATAACAACCAATTACTATGCAACAAACGCGGACCCGGTTTTATTTACCGATGGAGTTTCAAGAAACGTCCACCAAATAAGAACGATAAATTTTGCGTCGGGTGTTTCAGGAAGCGGAAGCGTAGACCTTACGGGCCTTATCAATACCCCATTGACTTTAAAGAATGAGCAAATTGCTACAATGCCGTCAACTTATACGGTTTTCTTTGACCAAGACCGCGCGGTTTTCTTTGGTTCAGTTCCGGCAAGCCCTACAATTACTTTTGATTTTACAAACGCAATTCCGGGCAACGTTTTACGTTTAAAGTTTACCTTTGCTACGGCCTTATCATTAACAGTAACGGCACCTTCGGGATGTACGGTTATAAATGATAATAACGCTACGGCTTCGGGTGCGGGTACTTATTTATTTTATTGTACTTACTTAGGTAAGAACGCGGCCGGAAACGATGAAGTTTCTTATATTTTAAAATCTGTTTAATGCTTAAAAGATATTTTATAGCGGGAGGCGCGGGAACGCCGGGGACGGTGTCGTTTAATGTTTATGGTAAAATCCAAAACGTTGCGGCCCCTTTTGCGGATTCTGAACCTTGCTACATGTATTATTCAACAAACGGAGGCACAACATGGACAGCGGTTCCGGGAAATGTAAGCTTTATTAGCAAAACAACTTACGGCCTTTTAGGAACAATAACCGTAAATGTTGGAACGACTGTTTATTTAAGAACCGTGGATGGAAACAATGACCCAACTTACAAAATTGAATCATGTTGGGACAATGGATGTACGGGTGGATTTATTTACGGGGACAAAGTTATAAGCGTAGGTGCATCGCAAGCTGACATATACGCGACAGTTAGATTCTCAAGTACGGGACATTGGTATTATTATTAAACTTATAATAAATGGACACAAAGTCAACGCAAGAACGCCGAGCGGTTGCGTATTTAACGCCTAAAAACGATGTTTTATTGCGTAGCTATGCGGACGTAAACGAAATAACAATAAGCGAGGCAATAAACAAAACGGTAAAAGATTTTTTCCAAAGATTGCCGGCCGAACAAAAAATAGATTACTTAAGTAGGGCTAGAACAAAAAATAATTACTAATATTACATTTCATACGGTTTAGAAAGCAATAATCGGCCTTCGTTTCTACGAGGGCTTTTTTTATAAATGTGGCACACATTTTACCATTGTTTACAATTTGTTGTATTTTAGTGTATGATTTACTGCGTAGACCCAACAGTTGACGAACCAATAATGCTTATAAATAAGCATATAGGCTTTGATGAAAAAGAAGGACAAGGCATTGACGGTTCTTTGTTTCAACAAGAACTTTTGATGTTGGATAACATGGGTAAGAAAAGAATCCAAGTTTGGATTAATTCGCCGGGTGGAATTGTAATGGATGGATACAGCATTTACAATGCAATCTTAAAGTCCAAAACAAAAGTTGACACTTACAACGTAGGAATCGCGGCAAGTATCGCGGCGGTTATATTCCAAGCGGGACGCAATCGTATCATGGCCGATTATTCTTTACTTATGTATCATAACCCATACGGGGGCGAAGGTGGCGAAGAGTTAGAAAAGATGAAAAAGAGTTTGGCTACCATGATTGCACAAAGAACCGGAAAGAGCGAAGCTGAAATTTTGGCTATTATGGCTAAGACGACATGGATTACAGCTAGCGAGGCTTTCAATAGTGGTTTTTGCGATACAATAGAAACGAGTAGCGAGCATAACAAACGTCGCGCGGTTGTTCCAAGTTCTGATATAAAGGCAATGTGGACCGAAAGCGACAAGGTATTAAACAGCATATTTTTTAAAACAAATAATATCAAAATGACAAAAGTCACTAACAAGTTAGGCTTAAATGCCGAAGCGAATGAGGATGCAATCCTTAGTGCTATTGCTTCTATTGAGAATAAAAAAGCGGAAGCCGAAGATTCTTTAAAGAAAATGGAAGACAAAATGGCTAAAATGGAAGACGAAATGAACGAGTACAAGGCTAAGTATGCAGAAGCTAAAAAGAAAGCCGAAGACGCTGACGAAGCGAAGAAAAAGGCAGAAGATGAGGCAGAAGATACAAAAGCTAAAAACATGATTGAAGGTTTCGTAAGCCAAGGTCGTATTAAAGCTGAAACAGTAAATTCATGGGTTGCAAGTGCAAAAACTTTAGGTTTAGAGGAAGTTAAAAACTTAATCGAAGCTTTACCAATGCACAAAGCGGCTAACAAAATCAATGTTTCTGAAACAGCTAATTCAGCGGTTTTAACTAACGTGGTTGCTAGCACAATGGCAGACATCAGAACAAAAAACAAAATTTAATTAATTAAAAAAGTATAAAAAATGTCAGAAGCATTAAATATCCAAGACACCTCATGGTCAGGCCCGGCGGCGTCTTATATGATTACTCGTGCCGTAGTTGGTGCGGACACAATCGAAAAAGGTTGTATCTATGTTGAGGATGGTATCCGTAAAAAGAAGACTATTCCAAGAATTGAAGTATCTAACTTTATCCAAAAGCGTACAGCTACCCCAACTTCTCAAGGTGCGGTAAACGTTGACGGTCGCGTGTTAGAACCACAAGACCTAATGTTGTACTACGAATTCAACCCAAGAGATTACGAACAACACTTCTACGCGGAGCAATTACAACCTAAGTTATTAGGTCGTGAATTACCGGTTACAGCGGAAAACTTTATGATGATTCAAACAATGAAGCGTCTTAATGAGTTCTTTGAAAACGCTATCCACAGAAGTCGTAAACAATACGATACAGACCCGGGCGGTGCGGCTGTTGACCCAACAACTAAGGGCGAAACAGCGGACGCGGCTAACTATTTCTATTTTGATGGTTTAATCAAAAAGTTATTGGATGCTGTAAGCGACCCAACTTACCCAACTATTAGCGTACCTTCTCCGGTTGCTTTAACTACTGCAAACATCCGTGACAAGTTCACAGCGGCGTTGAATTTAGTACCAAAAGCATTATTAGGTCGTTTTGGTAAAGGCGGTTTAAAGTATGTTGTTTCTTATGCTGATTACTTGAAATATGGTGAGGCTTTAAGAACAGATACTTACAAGAACGTACGTTCTGACGAGAAGGCTTATGACCAATTCAGAGGATACGAAATCGAAATGGTTGCGGGTTTACCTGAAAACACTTTCTATTTAGCTATTCAAAAGCCTGACGTTGATTCTAACGCTTGGTTAGGTATTAACAGTACAGAAGATAACCAATTGCAATTAATGAGATTGCAAAACAATTCTGAATTATTCTTTGTTAAAGGATTATTCAAAATGGATACTCAAATCGGTTTCCCTGACCAATTCGTTATCTACACTACATTAACAGCTTAATTTAATATAAGGGCGAGCAATCGCCCTTTTTAAAAACAATAAAAAAATGAAAAAATTACTTTTCGCATTATTTATCTTAGTTGGTTTCGCGGCACAAGCGCAATCAGTTACACCACGTACCGGAACCGGTGCAAACAACGATAACACTTTCCGTGCGTTGACTTTTAAATACTATGCCGCGGCTGATGCTGTTGGTGCTGATACTGTTAAGTTATCTTTAAATGCGTACAATACGCATATCAAAGTAACTTTACAAGATAGCTTAGCTTTTTCTTTCCCATCAATCGCAAACTGTTATTTAGGCGATGTTGTTAAATTCACAATTAATGGAGCAACTAGCGGAAATAAAATCAAATTATTAGGTTCAAATTACGTAGCGGCGTCATCATCTTTGGCTATCTCTACGGGTTTAAAAGCTTATATCGAGTTTATTTTCGACGGTTTCAAGTGGGTTGAGGTTAGCCGTGCTAGCTATTAATACATAACATTATGAGTAAGGAATTAATCAAAGAGGCTTTTTCCCTTCCTCACGTTCAATCTATATGGGTAACTTCTGACAATCATTTTTATTTACATCCGGTTAAGGGTGCAAAAAAAGTGGACAGAGGTACCGATATAGAGGCGGACGAAAAAACCGCAGAACACGAAACAGAAGTAAAAAAACCTACAAAAAAGAAATAACATGGCATTAAACGATATCATCTTCGTAAAAGGCCAAGGCGGTTTGGGTCGTCCCTTACAAGGGGAAGACTTCATTTCCGGCTTGCTTATTTACGCGGCAAGTTTGCCAAGCGGTTTCAGTTCGTCTAATAGAATTAAGCAATTCTTTAGCGTAGCTGATGCAGAAGCGGCGGGCATTAAAGCCGACTATTCCGACGGAACAGCGGCAACGGGTTCTTATGCGGTAAGCGCGACGGGTTCAAATGGCGATACTTTAAATATTAAAGTTACCGGAGTTGATGGAATCGTTGACTTAGGAACTTACACAAAAGTAAGCGGGGATTCAACTACTGCAAACGTAGCAACTTCAATTGCGGCGGTTATTAACGCGGGAACTGTAACCCATGGTTATAGTGCAATCGCAACAACTAGCACCGTAACAATTACAGCACCTAAGAAAAACGGTGTATTTTTAAATAGCGGCGCTCCGATAGCTGTAACCATTGTGGGAACAATTGCCGGTACGATTACTCAATTCACGGGTGGCGTAGCTTCTAAGCAAGCTGTTTGGCACTACCATATTGCAGAATACTTCCGTATTCAACCTCAAGGAAATTTATTTGTTGGTATCTTTGCGGTGCCTTCAACATATACTTTTGCGGAAATTACAACCATGCAAAACTATGCGAGCGGTAAAATCCGTCAAATAGGAGTTTGGAAGGATGCAACTTTCGCGGTTGGCGACTTAACTACAATTCATAACGAAATTGTAGCTAACGACGACGCAAACCACAAGCCATTATCGGCTATCTATGCGGCTGACTTAAGCGCAACGGCTGACCTTTCAACTTTAACCGACTTAAACACATTATCAGCTAACAAAGCGAGCGCGGTAATTGGACAAGATGGTGCGGGTTTAGGTTCACTTTTGTATAAGAGTTACGGTAAGTCAATTACT